CAGGCTTCCTAGGTGGCTTAGTGTGGACTTAGTGTGGACTTAGTGTGGACTTAGTGTGGACTTACACAACAGAGGACACCCCACCCCCACCCCCCTTTGTTTTCCCTAGGATACCCCCCTATGGGGGCACTTGGGCTTGTGAGGGGTGAGGGAGGGTATCGGATTTATGTATCAAAATTCAAGTGCTAGTAGTACACGCACCTGCCAATCCAATATACCACTCTGAATTATCAACTGCAGTACCTAAACTAACACAAGGCCTATACCTAGCGCATTACAGAGTATGAGGTTTTTATCACATGCTCTGGTTTTCCCAATTAAACCAACGGCGTTGTAAGGTCGAGATTAAGTTGGGGAAACATACTAGGAGATTAATTAATCTCGACTTTACGCCAAGCTCCGAACGGCTTACCCCACTCTGCACCTCTAACCCACTTATAAACCCAGCCAATATCGTCTGTTTTTATAGCTTCCTGTATCGTCCTTGTGTTAGTGCCAACGCCGCCCGTGCTGTATTGCTTGATAAAATAAGCCCCACCGTCTTCTGGGTAACCATTTGCTACCGTATTATTGGCTGCTGACCCACTGTGAAAAGTGAGATTCCCCCTTACTCTTAGATCATCAAGATGACCTCCACTCAAAGGAAAAGACTTCGATTCTATATACGATTGAGTAATTAACGCCCTATTTGTCTTATGTATATACTCTAAATTAGCCACGTCCTTGTTGAGATTTTGGTCAGAGCCGTCCGAGATATCTTCAATGTACAAACCTTCTGTATTAATTCTCACTTTTGATGCACTGTTCCAGCTTATACCGTAAGAAGATTTGATGTCCGCAGTACTTCTCGATATAGACTTCATTAACGGTCTACTTCTAGAGTATTGATCCCATATTATACAGCTTCTATCAACAGCGTGCGCCAGAGAAGAAACGGTATCTTTATCACCACCAAAATCATATTTTGCATTTACGCTTGTACTATTGAAGATTAAAGTCGAATTTGATATAGCTTGAAAAAGTGAATTGGTGTCATTCCACTTTATAGCCTCTGGATGATACTTATTGTATATCTCCATAAAGTTACACCCATTCATAGTCACTTGTGAATTAAGCTCAGATCGCATAAATCTTCTACAGTGTATACTTTCAGCACCGCAAGCGTTAAGAGTTATTCCCGTATTTTTGAATCGATATACACCAGCTGATGGATTGTTGTTAGAACCTGCAAAATCAGTACCGCAAGAATTCATGATAGTGTATGTGAAATTCTCAAAATCCCATGCGTAGTTGTCATTTTTGGATGAGTGTGCCCAGCACGCATTAAAAACGTTGCTAGTTCCATTATTCACCCAATTCGTACCTGCTGCACCCATTTTCCAAGGGGCATCACTCTTGCTTTCAACTCTATCCCAGTTTATCATCCAAGCATCTACAGTATACACTCCGGTTATTCGACCTTCGATGTGAATCTGACTATATGAAGACTGACAGATCAACGGAGCGTATAGTCCGTAACATGCCTTTGCATTGCTAGGTGTACCTTCTCGTAACAACGAAAAACCCGACAGTCGATTAAAATGGGTGTACCAAAACTCATGGCTTCCTCGAGCAATGAGAATAGCATCGACTTCGTAGTCCATCTCTTTCCCGTTAATCGTGATCTGACCAAGGCCAGATGTACTATCGCTGTACTTCACAATTCTGGTGAATAGCTCGCCTGCCCCTTCGATTACCTTACCTGAGTCATAATAAAGCGGTCTAGATGTACGGTACGTTCTTGCTGATAATTTGCATGGTAAGTCACTAGAGAATGCTGCTTGTAAAGCCTCATAAGCATCACCATCAACGTCGCCAAACATCTCCGGAGTGACATAGCCTATCGCATCTTTTAAGGTTCCGTGCCCAACGCCAATTAACGCACCATCACCACTTATTAAATCTTCTCGCAAACTCACATCACCAACATTAACCCACAACCCATCGGGATTAGTATCAGACCAAATGCCGCCAGTGGATTCAGGAGTTGAGCCTGCTGGAACAGTCTTAGGGAAAGTCCCATGCCACTCCCATAAACCATCCTTGTTTTTAAATAGGTCATACTTAGTACGTACTACACCGCCAGTACTAAATTCTTGAAAGGTTGGTACAGAATCATGTAGTACAGTTCTATTTACTTTTGCCATTTAAAGCTCCTGTAGCTTCTTCTAAGGTTTTAAATTGATTACCTATGGCTTTACTTTGCCATAGCCTACGCTCCCATAAACCATAGCACACCTTGTTACCTCTAATGGAACAATCGTACTTCCTACCGTTTACAGTGATGTACCGCCATTTAAGGACATTCAATCCAGCTTTAGTATAATCTTTATTCTTTAGTGCAGAGTACACAGAACTACTCTTGAATCCGTGAACTCCTATGTTATAAGCCATATCAATACTACCGAGCAGTACCGTATCTGGTAAGTCGTTAGGGAGGCCGTCCAGTGCTTTCATGTGGGATTCTAAATCACTTGCTAAGCGAACTGTACATTCTTCGTCAGTAACTGTACTAGGATACTTAACATCCTTAGTACTGCCATAACACACAGTAGGTACACCAGCACTATCTAGATATGCAGTAGTTCTGTATCCCTCATTGTATCCTATAGTACCAGCTACAGCAGCTAAGAACACTGGGGCTAGTACCCTCTTACTTATTCCACTTAGACTCATTATTAATTAGCTCCGCTGTCTTTAGTGTTTCTTGGATAGTATCTTTTTGTTGAGCTATAGCTTGTTTAAGAAGTTGGTGATTCTTCCATTTAAAGTACACACTAGCCCCAACTGCAATAACTGATAGCAGTATACCAACTATAACACCGAACTCACTGATAGTGATTAATCCTTCTTTAGCTAAGTAATTACCACCTGTAGTAGTTAAAGTAGTACCCATAGCCCATGCATCTAAATTCCTCATACTTTAGCCTTGTTCAGCGAACGGAGTGTTAGCACTCCTAAGATTAAGTTCACACACACACTACCTATAAGGAACCAGATTAAGTGCTTAGGTTGCTCGTTGTGAATTATCTGTACAGTACCTGCTTGTACTGCTCCTGTTTGTACATTCTGTGAATTATGTGTCTTAGCACCAACTACAGGAGTACTTGATTCTGCCCCTGTACTGATGCTATCAGAGCTTTTACTCTCTGAGTTGGATTGAACCTTAAGGAGTTGGTTGCTCTTCTCCTGATGGTTCTCAGCTCCAATTTGAGCCTGTACCGATGTCTCACCTTTAGGCTTAACCACATCAGTTACAGTATCTAAAGCTGTTAAGGTAGAGCAGCCACACAGCACTGCACTAACCAGCACTACTATAGCTGCTTTCATACTAATCTCCTGCTGGTGGTTCTGGTTCTGGTTCAGGGTCTGGTTCAGAAACTACCTCAATGTTGGTGAGTTCATTACCAGTAACAGTGAGTTGGTACTTAACACCCCCGAATGTGTACTCCCCTGCTTTCACTGTAGCGGTATCTTCTGGAAGTGGTTCTGGTTCAGGTGTAATCAAATCACCTAGCCTACCAACTAAGTCCTTGTACTCCCCAACTAACCCCATAGTGTAGGAACCTTGACTCATCCTACGACTTACATTACTTAGTTGTGTACTTAAATCTACAACCTGTTCTAACTCTTTTAAATCAACGCTTGCGTCTGCCACGCCTACCTCCTGTAGAACCCCTCTGGAAACGTCCTGAGCGTGGTTCTGGTTTATAGTCTTTGTAACCCATAGGGTTCTGAACGAACTCCCTACCTTGCTTCTCAGCAGCCTTCTCAGCAGCCTTACGTTCATCTTGAATAAGATGTGCTGATAACTCTGCTACCATCATAGCGATAGCATCAACTCGGTCATCCTTGCTCAGCGAACCACGGTCATACGTTATACCTTGCATCTGCGTGAATGCACTGTACAACCAACGTCTATCTGCTGGATGTTGCATACAGTACTTAACATCATCCTCTATAGCTCTGGTATGTACAATTAACCTATGACGTCTAGTCACTGGGGATACAGTATCAATAATCCTACGTTCTTTCTGAGTAGTATTATTAATATCCCTAACACCTATACCAAATATCTTACGCTCCGCTAAACGGTTTAGTACTAACGATGTGACGGTCCCGTGCCCCATATTGGATTCAATAACCAAGTCGGAGACTCCAAACTCAATAGCATAATCAATCAAGGTATCAATATTCTTAGTGCTCATCCCCTCTCGTAAACCACCTACGGTAAACAAATGGATGTATGAGCTAGCAGCACCACCAATACTGAAAGCCACCTCGTCTCCTCCGCTAGAAGCCGGATCAATAACCATGAGCTTGTGTTGGTACGGAATGAATGGCTCCCCTGTACTCGCCGGGCTGTACCACTTAACCCCCTTAACACCTGCATGAGGGTCATCTATCTGGTACTTTCTGTCAGCTATGTAACTGAATGAGCTAGGTGCGGTACTAGTATCACCACTGAACAACAACAAGTCTGATAACTTAATACGAGTTCTCATCTCATCAGATAATGAAGTATCAAGCATGTACTGTAGGTAAAAGCCCTCAATGCCGTACTCATCTTCCTTATCTAGCAAAGTACCTTCATGTATATGTGTAGGGTCAGTAGCCTCACCCATTGTACCTGTACGTCCGTACCCAGTCTGCTCAGCCCCATCCTCAATTAGCTTTAGGATATAGGGGGCTAGGGTAGCTCCGTACTTCTCAACCATATCATCGTCAGGTACACGGCCAGTCCATATCCTAACCTCGTACCCACGACTAGGTAGGTCTTTGTAAATACTATCCTTAGTCTGTGGTGTACCTAAGTACAGAATCTTACCGTGTGTACAAATAGCGGAGAACTCTTTACTGAGAACCTTAATCTTCTCACGTTCAGTCTGAGTTAGGCCATTTTTTGAGCTTTCTATATCATCACTGATTAACAAGTCAGCACGTTTCCCAGCTAGAGCAGAGCCTAAGCCTACACAAGCTACACTAGGTGACTTATCATAACCCTTAAGGTCGCGGTGTACGTCGTACTTCTCGTAAGAACTTCTATCGCCTAAACTAGGGTCTGCCTTTAAATAGCACAGCATAAACCATGTATCTAGTAGTCGAACTACTAAGCTAGCTACCTCATTAGCTTGGTCAGATGCTGCTGATACAATCAGTACACGGTACTTCTGGTTCTGTACCAGACTCCATACTGCGTATAGTGCGGCCAGTGTACTCTTAGCCTCACCACGTTGAGCAGACACCATAGCTTTATCAGGGCTGTGCTGCATGTACTGAGCTATATCAGCTTGCATAGGAGTTAAGGTAAAGCCTAGTAGTTTCATACCTACATAAGCAAAGTCTCGGAAGTCCTGAAAGGTTATTGCCATCATAAGGGCTAACTCTTGACGGACTTCAAAGTTAATACTCCTAGGGTTAGCTGATAATGGTCTTAACCTTTCACTTAGTAGCTTCAACCTAGATAGTACCTGTGGTGATGGTTCGTACATAGGAACATTAACAGCCATACAACCCTCTACATTAAGAAATCAATATTACTGGAATCATCTGTACCATGCAACGCGCCTAGAATCTCAGCAGCTCTTGCTTTACGTTTACTTTCCAGTTCTTCTTCAAAGGCTTCCTTCAAGCCCTGCATTTCTGCTTCATCAGCACTTGCTGTGATATCATTATCCTTTAAGAACTTACTGATAACTGATTTATCAGCAGCAGCTAAAGGGTATCCACCATCCTTAGCTTCTTCTAACTCATGTATAAGTGCTTCTGTGAACATACTGTGCAGAGCTGCCAGCCTTGATTTACTAGCAGCTTTACTCATTATGGGGTAGTCTCCGTAGTCTCTAAAGTAGTTACACGATCGTCTAAAGACTGTATCTGTGAAGTGTGTTGAGTAGTTACAGTGTTTAATTCATCAAGTGTACTTACTGCATTAGCAACGGTGGTACTTAATTCCGATACACTGGTATCTAGTGATTCTATAGCATTGGTATTAGTGCTTAACTGTGAACTCATATCATCGATAGCAGTTTCTATAGTATCTGCACGTTCAGTAACAGCATCTACGTTGTCTACAGTGCTTTGAATCTTAGAATATAACATTGTATCAGCGTCCACCCTAGCTTGGGTTTCTTTTAGTAAATCCTCAGCTAAAGCATACACTGATTCTGGAGAAGCTAAGATACCACCTAAGTACGCAGTTAGTTCATCGTCTGGGTACATACTATGGTTAAGTAAAGTAATTAAACCTACAGCATTAACAGTGTAATCATACCCTGCTGTCAGCTTAACACCATTTAACCACACTGTACTAGTAGTGAATCTCAACCCAGTACTTACAGCCACTGTTTCTGGAGAGTCTGCAACAAAGCGGAATGCCCTAGCCTCTCCATCTACAATAGGGTGGTTAGCTATAAACTCTACACGTTCATCTAAGACATCAAGTTGGTCTTGTAGATGCTTATCCTTTGAATCAACATACTCTTTATTAACTGCATCTTTAGGGTCTACTGGGTCTCCTAATGATGTGATTCTGTTACCGTGCATATCAAAGCTAAAGAAGAAGTCCGTTAGGCGATTGCCCTCCACTGCTTCTTGAGCTAGGTACAGTAGCTGAGTATTAACCTCATCTAAGTTAACACGGGTGAATGCTGCACCTTCACTAAACAGCACACGTAGTCGTGACTCGTCTGTTTTACGTATAACACGAATACGTTCTGAACCAACAAAAGGTGTCTCTACCTTAATCTTAGTACGGGATAACCAAGTGAACGGTGTGTACTCATTGTCTACTAAGAGGTGGATATCCACCTCATCAAAGTAAGCAATATTAATTAAGATATCAGTTTGACCTGCTGTGGCTGTTTCCTCTTGGTAAGAGAATGTCATTCTTAATCTCCAAAGTTATTAATTAAAGCACGAGTAACCATGAACTCCTGCGCGAACGGTACAATTCTACTAACGTCTTGTAGAGTTACTTCCGAGTCAGTGTCTAGTATCTTCTTGATGGTGTTAACTGAGTTCACAGTGAATGCTAAGGCTGGTATACTATGACGTGCCTCTTGAGTGCTAAAGGCGTCTTGTATCATACTCAAACCACCTAGTGCACTCATACCAAACACAGAGTCTGTAATCCAGTCCCTAGTGCTCTTATCATTGGTAGTACCATCCATGCCGTACTTAGCTGCTGTCATAAGTAACATCAGTGGGTACTGGTGTGCCATTAGTAACACTAATCCACCGTAATCTCCGTTAGCTGTGAATCGACGGAAAATCTTATTAGTAGCTGCCATAACAAATGATTGATACCCTATAACAGCTTTACCTATACCACTGAACTGAGCAAATGCAGAAGTCTCACCAGTACGTATATGCTGTACTACATAATCCATAGCACGTACCCCAACAACCTCTAGCTTCATCTGTAACTCAAACGGAAGTAAAGCATCGTCTCCACCTTTCTTATACGCCTCCTGCATAGCTTTAGCATCGTCTAAATCTAAACCAAACTCTTGTAACTTCTTGGTAGCTCTAGCGTCGCCTTTAAGCATCTGCTTAAGCTCATCAGCAACGATACCTGCGTTTACATTAGTCTGTAGACGGTGTACGTAGTGCATACCATTAGCGTACTGAGCACCTTGTCCTAAGTTCTGACTAACATTGTACAACGAACCAGAACTCATGAGGTCGTAGTTGTCATCTGCGTAAGTGTGTAAGAAACGGAACTTAGTATCCTTCTGCACACTCCCACGTAGGATACTATCCAGACGAGAGCTTAAATCTTTACTCTCACCAATGACTTTCATTTCTTTAAACCAAGGTTCTTTGACTAAGCTCTGTAGGACGCGAGTCATACCGAACTCCTTCATAGCTAAAGCTGTGTCGGTAATCTGGTACAAGCCTGAGTTCTTAAGCATAGTAGCACTAGCAAAGTTACCCGCTGCTCTCATAAGCTCTGGGGCTTGTTCTCCACTGAATCCACCAAGTAAATGGGTTACAGTATCATCCATAGTCTTGAGCCACTGGTCTGGACGTGGGGCACTCAGAGCAGCCTCGTCAATCATCTTAGCTAGTTTAGTTATTGAACCTACGCCAGCCATCTGCATACCCACCCTACCTGACATACGGTTAGTATAACCTTGCATCAACCCTGAGATGTTAGTCTCCATGATATCAGACATCTTAAAAGTCATACCATCTACAGTGTACTCCTTAGTCATATTGAAACGTGACCTAGATTTAAACACTGTGCTAGAGCTACCTAGTCCTGATTGAACATGCTGGTTCGCTGCTAAGAACTTCTGGATACTGGCATCATCGATACCTGAGTTACGCATAGCCATAATAAGCTCGTCATCGCTTACACTAGCAACCATACTACGCCAGTTGTTCTTGTTCATACCTCCAGCTTCAATACCTCTGAGCATATTATCTGAAACTCTACGTACAGTTTCTTTACTCATAGCTGGGTATGTATCAGCTAAGACTAGACCTAACCCTTTACGTACCTGATCTCTGTTCCAACCTGAACGGTACATATCTGCTACTTTAGTAGGACTGTACCTACGTGGTACGTAGTTCTTACTCTTTATAAACGCATCAGGGTCTACCATACCAGATTTAGTAATGACGTCATGCCATCCTTCACTCCACCCACTATCACGGAATGCTTTTACTATATCGGCCACATCATGTGGAACTTCTGGAATTGGTAAACCTCGTAATTCTGCATCATAAGCAGCATCTAGATACTTAGTGACCTTCTCCTCCGTAGCTTTACGAGCTTGGACGAACTTCTGACGGTTGAAGAACATATCCATTTTCTTGATGCCTTGTCTCTGCAAGTTCTGAACAATGGTATTCTCTACTTCATAAGCCCGTGCCACGAACTCCAGCTCTAAGTTACGTTTGTAATCCGCTACACTAGGTTTACGACCTACACGGCTAGTTGCATCTGATACAAGTAAATCAGCTAAATCTTTACTACCTTGTGCAATGTTGTCGTACAGGGAGAAGTTAACTGCTAACTTCTTACGAATACCTTGTAGCATACTCTGAGCTTGGGCTGCTTCATTAGCTGTACTTACATTCTCAAAAGCTCTCTGCATACCATGACTACGCATACTAGGTACATCGGTAACAGGTCTAGCTTTTATAAGTGCTTCGGTATCATCAATCAACTTAGTTAATGCTGTACCTGTCCTCTTAATACCGATAGCATTTAGTACAGCTTTAGTGAAGCGACGTAATGCAGTTTCTTTACCTTGCAACTTCACAGAGTCTAAGAACTTAACAAACTTAGGTGAGTCTGCCAGTGCAGCCACCATCTCTTGAGCACTACTTAGTTGGTACTGGAATTTACCATTGGCTACTTTACTGAGGGTACTACGGAGTTCCTCTATACTTGCTACAGCTTTAGCCTCTCTAGTCCCTACTTTAATAGTACCTAGTTGTACTTGTTTAATAACAGAGCTGGTAGTTGCGTGCAGCAGTTCATGCACAGCTACATTGGCTGTATCAGCATCTAAAGCCTTTAAGGCATCCGTAGGTGTATGCCATGTACTCCCACTAGCTTTAGTGCTAGGACGTATTAGCATCTGCTCACCAGTAACTACACCTGTACTAGCATTGTACTTCATTTTGTAGCTACTACGAGCACTGGTATCTGTGCTTAGGTTTACAGTGAATTTACCTACTTTGTTTTGTAAAGTCTTTAGTAGTACCTTATTACTTGCAGTCACATGTGGGTTAGTTTGTAATGCTCGAATCAGGTCTGTACTTTGAACCTGAACAGAACCCTTGGAACCTGCACCTACTCTCATAGGTTGCTTTAATGGTTGGTCTAAGTGTGAGGTACGGGAAGCACTAGCTGTACCAGTAGTACCAGCAGGTTTAACTGGAATATCAGGAGCAGCTTGGGCAGCAGGACGTGTAGGGGCTAAGTCATCAAATACTTTGCCTGCACTGCGTGTACCTCCAGTTTCTATGGTACGTCCAACAGTATCCGCAAGGTTCAGGGTTTTTAGTGCTCGTCTGGTATCAAAGAATGCATCTATCCCAGCTACGCTAGCTACAATAGCTGTGTTCATATCGTGCTGACCTACTTGGTCTGATGCATACGCTGTTACTCCGACATCAGCTAATCGGATAAGGTTACGCATCATGAACATCTTAGAGCCTACACCAGCAGCAGCATACGGTAGCACTATAGTAGGTGAGTCACCTATAATAGCCCCAGCAAAACCACTAACAATATTAGCACTGAACTGCTGCATACGGGTTCTATTTGCTCGTACCTCTTGAATACGGTACTGATAATCCTCCGCACTTACTGAATCACGCATGTACTTGATTTCTTCCTCTGTTAACTTCATAGGAAGTACAGTAGGGTCAGTCTGTAATGCAGTGACTACGTTGAAGTTCGGATCTAACTCAAAGTCTGGATGAGATGCTTTACGAATAGCTGCTGCAATTATACTTGTACCAGCACCAGCCTCAAATGATTCTTGCTTAGTGATAGTACTAGCAGTAGCTAAAGCACGGCTCTCAGCTCTCTCTTGAGCTTTTAAATCTTGGTCTTGGGTTTCATCCCAATCTAATGGTTGGGGTACAGCCTCAGCTGGCTCCCCTTTACCTTTCAACTTCTTACTTGTAGACTCTATCTCTTGAGGATTAGGGTCAATATTTAAAAACTTAGCCATTCTGTTGCCTCTTTAAAATCTATTAGTAAGGGTTGTACAGTGTAGGGTAGTGTATCCCTCAGGTGGGGTAAGGTAGAGGGTAGCACAGAACTACCCTCTTGTCAATTACTATTTATAGAAGATGGCTTTAACCATCCACATTTGAGCATCTAGTGCCTTCATAATAGCAGTATCTGTCACAATATTAGATGCAGCCTCAGCTCGTACCAAGTCAATTAACTTAGCCATATGAGCTTTAATTTCATCGACGGCATCAGAACCGCTTGGATTAAAAGTAACACCAACTAAACGTTCACCGTAACTCATTTTGTAGCCCCTATTTATCTAGCAGCACCATAACCTTGTGGTAAAGTACTCATATAAGCATTATAAGCCCACGCTCTAGCTAATCCATCTAGTGCCTTCTGACGGGTACTTTGGGATTGTTTGTACGCTGTTGTACCTTTAAGAACTTCCATTAACTTAGCTTCGTACTGTGCTCTTGCAGGTGTACTCATGTACCGCTGGTACTCAGCCATAGCTTGAGCTACTGGTTCAGATTGTTTAATCCACCCATGACGTGTCAGATCAGTTAGGAGTAGTGTACCTTGAGCATCCAGCTTAACACCTTTACTCTCGGCTACTTTCTTAGCAGTAGGTATGTAATGCTTCTGTAAGTCCTCACTTAGCGAATTGATAGCTTCTTCCACAGTCATACTCTCCGGTAACTTAATACCAGACGATTCATGCAGACCAAAGCCAATAGTCTTACGACCATCCCCCATATCCTTCTGCTTACTCAAGAACCCTTCGAACTTCATGAAGTGTTCCATAGTATAACTAAAGTCAGATGGTTTCATACCAATACTGTTAGTGCCTGATACAAACCCATTCACTACCCGTCCAGTAGTAGCATCACCAAACGTCACAGGACGTGCACCAGATAAACCACGAGCCTTCTCATCCTGTCCTTTGATATAACCATCATGAATACGTTGAGCGTCCTCAGCAACGGTTACAGCGCTCACACGGGCACGTTGAACAGGTATACTAGGGTCAGTGCTAGTTACTACAACTGTAAAGTCATCTGCACCTGCTCCAGCAGAACCTACCTCTAATCGGATATTCTTAATCTTATCCTTATTCATTAGGGCATTCACTGTGCTCTCGGTACGTTCACTTAAAGCTCTAGTAAAAGTTTCTACTGAACCTGTATAACCCTGTTGAATGAAATCACGCATACTAGTACCACGTGGGGTGTAGAAATGGATATCAGCACCATTAACTGTAACCTCACCTTGACGTGCCTTAATGCGCTCTTTCAATAAAGCATTGATGTCTTTAGCTTCTAAACCTAGAAGCACTTCTGGGTTCGTCTCCTTAACGTACTGGAACTCCTCTTGTAGAGCCTGCATCCCTGCTGCACGTTGCTCTTTAGCCTCTGAGCCAAAGCTGAACCAGTTACTAGTACTACTAAAACCAAAGGTGCTGTTAGGGTTAATCATCTCCTGTGATGCTTTCTCAGGGATAGCTTGGTACAATCCTCGGGCTTCATTCTCCTGAACTCTACGTAAGGTGTCAAACATAATCCCAGTAGCGTTGTTAGCATCCTGCTCTAAGGCTTGAGCTACAATGAACCTACGATTCTCAGGGATGTACGAGAGGACTTGCTGCCTATCCCCAGCACTCAATCCATTCACACTTCTAGCAAATGTATTCCACTGAGCTTGCATCTCATCACTAACAGAGCCATCAGGGGTATTAGCGATACTTCCCATAGTGCTAAGTAAACGACTGGCCCCATCACCTAAACGCTGTAAAGATTTATCCATAATAAAAGTATCATGGGAGTTCCTAGCGTAGGTGTACATGTTCCAGTTACCCTCAGGGGTATCTGGGAAATGGTCTAGGATATTCTGTCTAGCTTTGTTTAAGTCGATACCAGACATAGCTGAGTAAGCTGTACTACCTAGGTTATTTTGTACTGCACCAACTAAGGTAGCTTTTAGGTTAGCTTCATCTAGGGCTTTGTTTGCATCAGTCCACATACTCAAGCCTGTACTAGGTGAGACAATACCAGTATCCATGTACTGCAACAGACTACCTTTCAAAGCATTCATACCAGCTAAACGCTCTGATTCAGGTAACTTACTGAGTCTACGCACTTGGGCATCTAAGTCAAACAGAGCTTTACCTGTGTTCTGTGAAGCTGCTCTATTGAACTGGGTACGTAAGTCCGAGATAATAGCATTAGCATTCATACCCATCTCAGATTGAGCTACTTGTTGAAGTGCATCAATCACTCTAGGGTCATCGTACTGGTTAGCAATGTAATTCAGGAAGTCCTTAGCCTTGTCGTACTTCTTATCTTTCTCAAGATGAGTGCTACTTAAGATAGCTTGTAAACCATTCTTAATTGAACCAATCCCAGCACTAATATCACCAGATGTTACACGGGAACTGAACTCCTCTCCAAAGGCTGTTAAACCTAAGTCTAGTGTTCTATCTTGTTCCTGCATAGCTATACTAGCAGCTAACTTCTCGTACTCAGCACGAGCACCTACAGCAGTTTGCTCCAGTCCAGATAAAGCAGAGTACGCTGTCTGCTCTGTCATATCAGGTAGGTACTGAGCTAACTTGCTACTGAACTCTTGAGCATGTTCACGTTCCCTAGCTAGGTACTCCTGTAAAGGTACACCAGCTAATCCTGATTGTTGTGCCCTAGCATTAGCAGCCCTACGGTAATCAGCCACCTCTTTATTAAAGGCAGCATTCAAGTACCCCTCCTCGTACTTATCACGGAAGAACATGGATACTTGTTCACGTTTTTCATCGTACTTACTGAATGGGTCTGGCTCTGTGTTAGCAGCTAATGCACCTTGTACAGCAGCCTTAGCATCATACTCCGGCTTAAGTTGTTGGATTGTATTAAGACCACCTTGTAACACACCACCTAGTAATGCAGCTAAGGTACTGCTTTTAGCTCTTGCTTGTTCTAAACGAGGGGAAGCTGTACCTACCATTAGATTGGTCTCTGGTGATTGCAACTGCATCACAGGTACTTCACCCACTCGCTCAGGTCTAATAATAGGCATAGTATCCCCTTACCATGTATTCCATTGTTTAGTTTTAGAATCATAACCAAATGCAGCTTTAGTATGAGTCCACCAGTCTACGTTAGTTTTACTTTTCACATCTGTAGGTGCGGCTTGTTTCTTCTCAGCTTGTGGTAGGAGTTTATCCATACCGTAAGCAATACCTACAGTACCGATAGCCCCACCTACAGCACCTAGTAGCATATCTCTACCCTGACTGATATCCTCTTTATGGAAGTTATACCTAGTCTGGTCTATGCTCTGTTCTAACATTAAATCAAAGCCCAACTCAGCTTGTTCTTGAGAACGTACAGCTGAGCCTGATTCTCTATCAGCAGCAACATTAATAGTCTTCACTGCTTCTTGTACAGAACTACCAATGGTATCACTAGCAGCAGCAGCCTGTTGGACTTGAGCTTCCCTAGCTGTACTAACTTGAGTAACATTAAATAATGTAGCAGCAGTACGCTCTCTACTGAGAGTACGCTGTGCATTAATCTGACCTACGTTCTTAGCTTGCTGGAGCATGAGCTGTTGGTTGTACTGTTGGATAGCTTTATTTTGAGCTATACTCCGCTTATCCTCAGCCCCTGCCCCTAACAAGCCACCAAACAATTGCTGACCAGCACCTAAGAGTACACTGTAATTCATTATACTCTCCTGTGTCTTATATTGTATTTCAAGATATAAGATACATCTAGTACGTTCATCTCTCTAGTGCTATCGCTGATTAAGAACATCTCAGTTGTATCAGCATTAGTCCTACAAGGTACTATAACACTACCCAGTGAGTACAGTAAGGAATCATCAGGATTAAGCTCTGGGCTATTTAGAATCATCCCTGTGTATAATCCCTGCCTGTCCACATCTCTGCTCACATCTAGTACATGCACCTTGAACTCGGAGCTGTACTGTAGGGTTACACTGTACCGGAGTAAACGTACTTTACCTGCCCCTATTACCTTGTTGTTATCATCACGGAGCATAGGTGGAGTTGGTGCTAAGATGCTTCTAAACCTAGCCCCTAGTATGTACTCCCCATCCGGTACACCGCGTACCACTGTGCCTGTATTTCCATTGATACCCTCTATACCTACTTCCTCACCGTAATCACCAGTACCTGTACCTCGTGCCAGTACCAGACTGTACCCTGATTCATACACGTACTTTAACTTATCAGGCACACTGAAAGTACCCTGTTGTACTTGAACATTGTACTGGTAATCAGCTATAGGGTCTAGGGTGAACTCCGTGCTCTTGTAACCCTCTCTAGGGTCAACTGTACAAACCCCAGTGGTACTACCAAAGTCCACGAACAGCACCAACTTTTCCCTAGCAAAGTGGAAACCTTGTAATGGTAAAGAGAACTGCCAAGTATGCCACGCACCTTGTAGTTTCTCATCGGCTCCCCATTGGTACTCGTACACAGTAACTGAATCTAGGTTCTTAGTGCATCCTACAACCACCATGTTACCTACGGTACTGGTACTAGCGTTGTACACCCTACCAGCCATGTACTTAGGGATATGCACAGTAGCATCCTGTGATATGTACTGAGAGCCAGCGTACTGAGATGGAATAAGCTCTAGTGCCCCAGCAAAGTCCTCAGTCCTACGTGTGAAGTACAGCATAGTTTGCCCAGCAGGAACAGCAGGGATTCTAGAATCGCAAGATAGTTCTGACGTTAGTACAAGGCTGGCGTTAACTGGACTTAGTAGGGTATTACCAGTAGGGACTACAGCTTGCATAGAATCGCCAAAGATAATTAAATCTCGGTTGAACTGTACCGCACTCCTGAATACACTGTTCTGTGCTGAACCAGATGCTATATCAATTCTGTCGGCATCAAGTAATTGAGTGACTGTACCTCGGTAGAATCTACGTGGGGAGCCTGCTTTACTCATACAAACATAAGCACCAGATAATAGAACCAACCTACCTTGAAAGGTACTAATACCTGTGATACGCCCATCCTTTAGGAAGGTAGGGTCTTCGTTGGTTTCATCGTCCCCAGCTAATCTACCTTCGTACTGTGGGGCTGACATAGTACCATCCAGTTTAAGCTCTAATGGCATACCAGTGATACCTGTAGCCGAGTTGTATGCTCCCGCTTCATCCCACTTTCTATCAGCTACATTGTACTTGTACCACACTAAGGCGGTACTACGGAGACCTACTGAACATAAGTACCCCTCAGCTTGAGATGGTAAACGTGCAGGTAAGTCAGACTCTAGCTGAACCCTACCCCTACCAGAAGTACCTACGTAAGTACTCCCTGCATCTGATTCAACCTGTGCATTCACTAGGTTGGTAATGAACAGGTACGTACCATCTTGGTACACAGTGAAGCCCTTAGCTTCTAGTTTAGTTTTAATCTGTGTACTAATGTACTCAGGTGTAGCCTTTTGAGCATCCCCTGTCTCTGTACCTTTAGGAGTTTCATAAGTAACTTCTTCTGTTGTACCACCAGATGCGACGGTAACAGTGTATCTCTTGCTGAATGCGCCTGACTTAACAAAGAACCAACCACAGGTACTAGGGTCAATCTTACCAGTGTTATCTACAACCTTCTCTGGTTTTATACTAGTATTTAGGATGTACGTTGTACCGCCTATACTGGTAGTCTGAATGCTGTGTTTACCTTGTACTGTATCAATCAAGTACGGCTCAATACCAGAGTTAATCTCTGTACTTAAATCATCATCCAGTAACCACCAGTTACCTGTCTTAGTGTTAATACATAAATGAGTACCACCTTCACCATCCTCTAGGTAGCGAGTATAAAGGTACTGCAATTCATCTGCTTTAGGTAGGTGCCATGCTTTATGGGTGATTACCTTAGCTGAGGGACGTCTACGCACACCAGAGACAGGGTCAGCTAAACAGTTAACCATAGCTGTGACTTGCCCTTGTAGACGCTCCCTAGGGACTTGCTGTGATACCCCTTGTAATAGGGAAGGGACTGAACCCTCTAGTGCTTGTGACATACTTAATCCTCAGTACTGTTTGAATATAAAAGCTATAACTAGAAATAAAATAGTCACTGTTGCAACACTCCTAATCATAGTCGTATACTCCTACCTAAACGATAGCCCTGCCTAGTTCTACGTGTGTTCATGCTCTGAACTCGAACCTGCTCCATGTGCATTAATCGGTAGGCTTCTTGGGCTTGGGCTTCTAGGCGTTGTACGTTTGTGTCTGCACCTAAGTCGTTCTGGTACACCTCAGCAGCAGCACTGTAAGCAATGTACTGGGCTGCGTACTCCGGTAAATCCTCGAACTCTAAACCTAGACGGGCTTGGTACTTCACTATCCCAGTAAAGACTGTACTACTGGTAGCTATGTTGTACAGCAACCCATCTCTGATTCCGTACAACTGCTTTCGCTCAGTATCAATAACACTGATACTTGAGGCGGGTACTTTAATCTTGCCTGATTGAGGTGCTTGCACCACTACATCAACAGTGTTGAACCACCACCCAGTAGCTAGGAGCATAGCTGTATGCCGTTCTATAGCTGAGCGAGCTACACCAGCACTAGGGTTACTTGTACTGAGACTCATAATCTCAGACTCACCTAGTGCTGATAACGTTACGTTAATTGCTTGTATAAGTTGCATTGTATCTCCTGTAGGTCAAAAACCCATTACTAGGCAGCGAGCCTAGGATTGAATTCTCAAAACCCAGAAACGAAAAAAGGGGAAAGCCGTTAAGCTCTCCCCTGTGTTTACTTAAGTTATTCCTTTGCCTTGGCTTTAGCCTTAGCTTTAGTAGGAACCTTCTCAGCAGCTTTTACACCTTGTGCTGCATCAATCTTAGCTTGAAGGTGCTCCTTCTTAGCGTTGTAATGCTCAGAGGTGAATTGCTTTAGAACTGCCATACTACCTCCTTAAGCTGACTGAGTAATCTTAGTTACTACAGCAGTATCAGGACGACGTTGACCTACTGTGTACATCGCGTAGCAGTCCAGTACATTAGCAAAGTTCAGCTCATCATCCCAGATACGAGAAGTGAATGGTTTAGCCTCTACAGTAACTAAGGTACGAGATTTACTGAAAGTAATCATACCACACTTAGCATCATCAGCAGTAACATTGAAGTTGCTGCCTAATGGATGGTCAGTAATTGCTTCTGTAGGGAACTCAGTCATTTCAACAACTGGGATACCGTTCATCATAACAACACGACGTTGCTTGTACCCGTCTAGGTTGGTGTCACCGAACTCACGAGACATCAGTTTAGGGTTGTTCAGTAACTGAGAGTACACATCAGGGGTTACAATAGTAACCATATCTGATAAAGGTACCTTCTCTTTAATCAGAGCATTAATACCTTCTTTGTGTGCTTCGTTCAGTAGTAGACCGTTAGCCTCTAAACCAGCCTCAGTCTTAGCTTCCCAGTCGATAGCTACTTCAATCTCTTTACCATCTGAGAATGCAGGCTTAAGGTGTGCTGGAGCAACCCAAGAGCGACCTTTAATTAGCTGGATGATATGAGCTTGGTCAAACATCTCAGCGAACTCAGAACCGTTGTTTTGCCCCATCTCAGATAGGAAGTCTGGAGCAGTCCAGTCATCTTGGTAATCAATAGGGTTGCGGATGTACAACACTGTGTCTACTGTGATAATCAGTTTATCGTTACGAACTGGAGTTGGTTCTAACGCCACACCAGACTGACGACCTTTAACTTTACTTGTACCTAGACGGTCAATACGAATGGTATTAGAACGGTCTTGTACAGAACGTTGACTTGATAAGTTCAAGAACAATGCTTGGTACTGGAATCGTGTATCAATCTCACCTTGATATACTTCTAAGTGGATATCAGTATCAGATGCAGCCCCACCCCAGTGCGGCTTAGTTAGATTTGGAACGTATGGTGTGTTGGCCATGTATTTCTCTCTTATTTAAATTGATTAATTGAATTGATTTAGGTTGTACAGAGACTAACGTCCCATACTAATACCAGCTTGACGACGGGCGTACAGTGCATCCAGCTTTGGTTTGAACTTAGGTGATTCTAAAGACTGATTCCCTGCCTCCTTGCGTAGTGCTGCGTAAGCCTCTTGGAACTCTGATTGACTCAAAGCACCTAATCCTGTACCACCAGAGCCATGTACAACCCCTTTATTCTGCGGAGTCACACCAGCACTCTGTGCGTACTGAATTACTACTTGAGCTGCATCCTCTAGTTTACCAGCTTGAACAGCAGCTTGAACAATGTTCTTTAAGTACTCTGGAGCAGAGCCTTGGAATACTTGGTTCATGTAATCCCATTGCTCTTTACCACCAGCAGCATTATGTACACTTTGTACTAGCTGTTGCTCTTGAGCTTGAACATCTTGAATGTACGCTTTAGCTAATGATGTAGCGAATTCAGCGTGCTCTCCGAACTTCTCTTTGATGAAAGCCTCATCAATTAAAGATGCATCACCAGTCTTGATAGCAGCAGCTACAGCCCTCTCCATATCAGCCTGAGTACATCCAGTAATACCCTGTAGTGTCTTTAATCCAGAATCAAGAACAGCATTACCTGTACTCTCTAGTTCCCCTGCTTGGGCGGGATCACTGGTAGGGGTTGCTGGTTCTGTTGGTTCTGGTGACTCTGCTGGTTGTGGATGCTTTTCAACTGGTACTCCTTGATAACTTGGTGGCTTACCAGCCTCTGGGATTTGGGGTACTCCGGTAGGAGTTTGTTCTGGTACCGGTGCTGCTTCTGTTTGTACTGGTGCTTGGACTTGTTCAGTCATTGTCTCTCCTAGTTAGAACCTTTCAAATAAGTACCAGGAAGTTCTGGTATATGATACCAATGAGTAACGTGCTCCCCATAGAAGTTAAAGAATGCTTTAAAGTCACCTTCATTCCAATGGTCTACTAAGGGCTTCCTGTTCACACTATCTAGTACAAGGTACTTACCACTCTTTGGTGGTTTAGCTACATCAATAGGTATCCATTCAGGTAACTTCATTATATACTCCCTGTCATTTGAGCTACTAAGGTTGGGTCTTGTTGACCTTGTAATTGCTGTGCTTGCTCCTGCGCTAGTGCATCCTTCTGTTGTTGGATTTGCTGTAGCTGTTCTGGAGTGTACACGTACTGAGTAATATCAAGGTTAAACCCTTGGAAGATTCCCTCGATAACTGCGTCAGGATTGAAACGGTCAGTTACCTGTGTAAGTACAGGAAGCACCTGCTGAACTACTAAGGCTGCTTGGAGTAATCTGTCGGTAACAACTGACTTATTAACCACCTTAGCACCTACTTGTAGACTTACACTCCCACCACCTTCACTTAGTACAGTGGTTAGTACAGGCTCAACCTCATGCAGTAACAAGAATGCTAGAGGTTTCAGGAACGTCTCAGACACATGAGAGAACACAGCTAAGTGACCAATGTTAGTCTCTTGGATAGTGGCTCGTATCTCTTCTGCTGTGACACGTTCACCTTGTCTGAACTGTCCGTTGTACATAAATGCTCTGGCTAACTCTAGGAAGATGTTTTGAATCTCAGCTTGGATAACCTGAATCTTCTGAGAAGTACCACCCTCGTGAGCTACAATAGCATCCACCTCAGCCTGCAAGTAATCCCCAGTCTGTGCAGTGTTTAACTCAGTGATATCGATACCAGCTCTACTAGGCACTAGGTTAAGGAGTCGCATACTCTCGATTTCATAATCTTGAAGTGCTGTACTTAACTCAGATAACCTAGCGAACTCAGGGGCATAATCTTCAACAATACCACGACCGTAGTGCTCTCCTGTGTTTAACCTTGTTGTACACACAATGTAAGGACATAGGTGCTTAGGGTATGTACTAGGTTCACCTACTGGATGAGACCCAATCTCTTGGGTAATCTCCCAGTACTCACGCTCCCCTTTCTTGAGTTCAATGCTAGTGTACAAATCCTCGCAGTCATAAGGCTTCTTATGAGAAAAGTGTATATTCCTTAACTCGTCTGGTATATCTTGAGCCTGTATACGTTCATGCAGGATAATCCTACGTACATTCCCAGCACCATCTCGGTTAACACTGAACTGTCGTACCGAGTACACGCTAGTGTCTTTAGTCACTGGGTCACGGTACAACAGAGCATTACCAGTGATAATCAGTAACTGTGCTAGGATAGTGTACGAGCTGTAGCTTGAACCTGTAATAGCTAGCTCAGAAGCCATAGTAGCGTACTGAATCATTTGCGAGTTAAACTGTGACTCGTCTAGTGATAAGGCGGTACGAACCATCTTAGCTACTTCATCAGTAGGTACAATATTGAAGAATGGTGTATGGTCAGGGATTAAGGACTGCACCATCTTACTCGCTAAGGAGTTCACTAGCACTGCACCTTTACTCTGGTAATCGCGCTCAAGTGGAACTCGCCTACCGTCTCGAACTGTGCTAAGTGGAATCATAACACTAGGGATAGTCCACTTAGCCAGCTCTGTACTAGCTTGAACTACAGCGTGGTCTTGTAAATCTTTAAATACTGTTTCCAGTGTTGGTGTAGTCATACCTGTATCCACTGTTCATACTTAGCCACTCCCCGTTTAAAACCATACCCAACTATAAAAGGCAGTATAAACGGAGCTATGGCTATGTATATAAATACCTTCTGAAGTAACTTGTTTAAAGTGCTAAAGATGTATATCATTCAGGACTCCTACATTAAACCTAAGGTAGTTCCTGCTCCACCTTGTCTTTTCTTACGTGGGGTTCCTAGTCCTAATGCATCTACAGCACTAGCTGAACCACCAGCCTCTACTTGGGCTACATTATCTTTAGCCTGCCCTTGTAGTTTCATAGCTTCTTGTTGAGCTGTTAACTCACGCTCCATACGTTCACGTTCAGCCTTAGCTTCTCGTGCAGCTCGTTCTGCTGCTGCTGAGTTAGTTAAGCCCACTGTATCAGTGACCATACTTAAACCCTTCTTAATACCGCCCATTAGTACTCCTCAGTTACCTAATAACTTACCATGCTGCTTGGGATACTCACTCTGTACAACTATAGCTGTTTTAATAAACTCTGCTAATTGTTGGTTAGTCGTCTTTGGTTTTATGTATGTTGTTCTACGTAAATGCTTCATTGGTACTCCTTAACTTGTACTAACCTTGTAGTACTGTTCAAGTGTTTAATGTTTAAATACTTAGTTACTCCAGATTGGAGAACCATTGCTTTCTTAGCTTTACTGAATGCTCTCAGTACAGCCTTGTTGTTCCTGTACTTAGGATGTACTAGTAGAACATCAAATTGGAACAGCTTACCATAGTGTATGTCATCTACCACTGAACCTGCTAAGCAGTACAAGGCTTCATACTTAGTTTGTAGTAACTCAGCGTATTGACTATTCACTATATCTTGGCATACCCTACCTACATATTCATCATAAGGTAGACTTAACCTATACCCATCTACATCATAATGGGCTAGAAGTCCTTGGTGAAATACTTCCTTATTAATTATTAAACCTTTATCAGTGCATACGTGAAGCGTATACCACTCTGTAAGTGTTTGCATGGGAGAGTTTCTCCCCCCATAGGGGTAGGGGATACAAGTATCCATAACGTCTACAACCTACGGGGTATTGTGGTGTAAGTTACTGTTAACAAAAGAAGAACTCTGAATTTTTAACTAATTCTAAGTCCAGTGTTCCGAACTCAGGTTCAGTTAAATCAGACAGGTCTGCTCCTAATGATTCTGCTGATTCGGCCATACTCTTAAGTAAGTCATGCTCAGTATAAAGCTTCACGAACTGCTCACGAATTACTTTATGCATTGCATCCACATCACAAGCATGGGTTGCTACTGAATCGTGAATAGGCATGATATCACCAGAGTGCTCTAGGATTATCATACCTAAGTGAGTAGCATCATTACTGTGAATACCGTTAGGAGCTACACCAGCCTGAGCCTTTCTCTTGTTTGTACTAGAGCGATCTTTGTTGTACGCCATTAAACGACTCATACCCATACTTTGGATATGCACTGAATGGGATGTGATGTTGGCGTACTGGTTTATCACTAACCCGCCTAAAGGTGTGGTCCATTGCAATGGTACATTCTCAGGCATACGTCTGACAATCTCTCGCATGTACTCCATAGCCTCAGCCGCCTTTGGGTTAGCCTCAGCTATACTATCCCTGACTAGAGGTGTTAAGTACAGACACAGCTTGAACAGACTGTACTCAGGTAACTCGGTGTACCCTTCATCCTTAGCTCCTTGGAATAAGTACTTAGTTCTACTTTGGTCTGTAGCAGAGTACGTATAAGTCATAGTGGGCTTCTTGCTCATACCCCTAGTGACTGGGTTAACTTGCCAGTACCGACTTTGTACAAGCGTCTCAGGGTTGTCTGTGTCCATAATTAGGCGGGAGTTCACCCTGTTCACCACATCCATGTACAAATCAGCCTTCTCATCATCCCCTGTACTGAACAGATTCACTAACCTACCTGCTACTGCATCCCTACGTAGTGCTGCGTAGTGCTGTGCTCCTGAGTTAGTGGCATCCATAGCTACTGGGATGTTACTAAGGAACTCCTCAGGATTGCCTGAATCAATAGCATCAATAGCCTCTTTACAAGCTGCTAAGAAGCACCAAGGGGACTCAGAACCAGCCTTCTCAAACACTGGTGAGTTCAACGGGTCTTTAAGCATCTCACGAATAAGATGTTCGTTCTCATCAAACCACTGTGCCCTGTACTTAAACCGTTTCTTATCGTACCCAAAGCAAGTGGCTGCATGGACTTTCAACCAGAACAACCCACGTTTACCTAAAGGTTTCTTCCTAGCAAACACCAGTAATCCTTTAGTTAAGTCGTCCCCTTGCGGATTCAATCTAGATTTAAAGTACAGACGGTATCGCCAGTCTACATAGGTAGGGAAGTACAGGGCTTGCTCGTGCTTGAACTCCTCACACTGCTCAATGATATCATGAGTACGTTTAATATCCTGTAAACGCTTTCGCTCTGCCTCATACCACATCACTGTTTGCATCTTCCATTGCTCAAAGTCATCTAGCTCACGTTCACTGTACTGCTCTTTCGGTATTCCATCCAAGTACCACTCTGGCTTAGGAGCTGCCTTAGTACTTGGCATACCGATACCGACACCTAATGCTCTAGCTGTGTGCACCATGTTCAGGATGTACTTGTTCACTTGGTACGGAACTTCCTGAGCTTTGTTCAAGACGGCTCTTAACTTATCAGCTTTCTTGAATGCAGCATTCACAGCTCGTAACTGAGCCTTAGTAAGGTTCTTGTGTTTGTACGTACCCCTTGTATCGGTACGTTCATCTAAGTACCCACCGTCAAAGATATCAGTATGAGGTGTAGGAGGTACTAGCATAGGTGGTGTGATACGAATGAACTGAGCTTGGGTAATGAAGTCGGCTAGTACATTCAAGATACAATCAGCAGGCTCTAAGGCGTATGTACCACCTTCACCGGAACCCCACTTGAACAGACCTGTGCTGTACACAGCTTCCATTAAGTGCTTACCAGTTCCTATACACTCAGTGTTATCCCACGGTGTGTACCCTAACTTAATAGCATTAGCACTAGCCCGTAGCGTCCTCATTATATGAGTCTGGGACGTTGTGTTACGTTCCTTCAAGTACTCGTGCACACGGTTCATATAAGCTGGTGCGGCTTTCTTGAGTTGATTATTCAGTAACTCACTCTGAACCATACTACCGAGCTTAGCCATAACAGCTTGGGCTGACGTTTTGTTGGAGTACGTCTCCATGTGCAGGGAGTTAAAGCAAATACTTAGACTAGCAGCAGCGAGGATATCTGTCTTAACTCCTCGGATATGCTTTAGGTACTTCCCACCTACACCTGCTGCCTTCTGTTTCTTCAACTCATCAATAGCTGTACACACTGTGTTAAAGGCTGCCCCAATAAGGCGCTGAACAGGCATCAGGTCAGCAGCCCTACCTCCCTTGATAGCTTCAAGGATTTGTCGTTTACTCTCAGATAAACTTTTCTGAATGTACTGTTCCTCTAGCTCCAACTGGCGCTGTACCTGTTGCTCTGTTACTCGCATCTATTCACCTTTTAATAATGTTTTAACGGTGGTTTGAATTGATTCCACACTATTAAATACACACTCTGGACATTCCACATCGTTAGGACATTCAGTTCCCAACATCGCACAGTGATAGTTTGGTATCTGAGAGACGTTGGTAAGCCAAGATATCAACTGTTCTGTACTACCCATACAACCTCCTACAGTAATATACTATAATGAATTAAACAAGCTGTACGTACCTTCTCCCTAAGCTCTAGGGATGGTATCTGCTGTAGTAGCTTCCGAGCTTTGTTAGCATCAGCTACCTGCATAACCTTGTGGATTTCCCTAATGATTGAATCAGAAGTATCTTGTTCTTCCCCATCAAAACCTTTTAAATCACCCACCATAACCCCCTTTTAGGATTAACAGTATCTAAGATTGCTCTGTACTTCTTCCAGAACACCCATAGTACACCTAGAACAAACACAGTTGCTACCAGAGCTTCTACAGGAACCATACTAACCTCTCTTAGCTTTCACAGCAGCCCTAGCCTTAACCTCAGCTCTACGTTTACGCTCCCTAGCATTACGTTGGATACGCTTCTCATCCTCTGTTAGGTGGTTGTAGTAGATGATATCATGGTGTGGTTGCTTGTAATACTCTAAGATATTCTCAAGCATGGGTATAATATCCTCGTACTTCATACTCTTACTAATCCACCTACCAACTGCATTATCCAATTTGCCAAGTCCGGAATTACATGAACGGTGCAGTACCCCTCGTACATTCCCTTCTTCGTGTGAATGATCCAAGCACATCTCGCCTTTTATACTTAAGTCAATAGGTTTCTTACACACTGCACATAACCCACCTTGTTGCTTAAGTATCATTAAGCTAGTACTACGCACTTGCCCTCTAGTTATCTTCCTAGTCATCCTGCACCTCAAATATAAACTGCTCCAGCTCTTGGAGAGCTATGCAATAAGCCTCCGGGTCTTGTAACTTAAGCTCTTGCATATAACTCTCAAGAGCACCTAACTCATCTAATGTAAACATCTCAATAGCTTTAGCAACTTTATCATTGTACATTCACTGGCCCTGCTCCAATTGATATTTAATGTACTCAGTGTGGTACTGATTCAGACTCTGTAACCACTCCCTGAGTTGTTCATCTCTAACGACTTCCATTAGGTACTTGTACCCTGAGTCATCCTCAGAACGTCTGAGCCATAACATCTCTGCCTCAGCTAAGGCATCCTGTTGTATCTCTGCATAAGCCCTTAGAACGAACTCAGCGGCTTCTGTTTCATCAGTAATACAATCCAGTGCCTCATAAGCACCAATAGCCCCACAGTTCTTCCCATGCAACTTCTTGATACCTTGTACTGCATCTGCTGTATCACCTGCTAGCATCTGCCACCAGAAGAACTTAGTACCATGACCTTTAACAGGAGCAGCCTCAGTTCTATCTAAGAGTAAGTACCCGAACTGATTCTCTAGGGCTGGCTGGATTGAACCTGTCTTAGCATCCCATCTAGCTTGGGGGGCTAACCGTAAGTCCTTATCCCCTGACGACACAACACACTCTGAGCCTAGTTGGTACGCCCTAGTTACAATAGCATCATCAGCCTCAAACCAATCATCAAAACACACTGTAATCCCTTGGTCTTGGTACTCCAGTGGGTTCTGCATTAAGTGATGCTTCAATGGGTCTTTCAGTGGTAAGTGTACTTTGTTAGCTCTATTATCTTGGTACTTCCTAACTGTTGGATACCAGTACCTGTTGCACTTAGCACATCCAGATGGTGTTATAAACACCTCACACTGCGTAACCCCTACCAAGAACATCTCCGTAAGTACCTCTTGGTAGAACCTACGGATAGCAGTACCAAGGGTTTTAACTGTGGCAGCAGCACGGTACACATTAAAGTCCCCATCTAGCAACAGTGTTAACCCTTGGTTCTGCAATTGAAATTGTTCTGGTAGGGTATCTAAATTGATACCCTGTACAATCATACCACCTCTGTTAAATCTTCTTTGAAGATTCTAAAGTCAAAGTCAAAGCGTCCTGCTGCACATGCTCTTGCATCTTGATATGTATTATCTTCTGCAAGTACAGCCCCCTCGTCTGGGTTAACAATGTCAGCAGCAATCAGAGCCTCTCTCCAACCTTGGGCTACCACAACTACACCTTGTTCAATCCCATCCCCAAAGATGGGTATGTACACCACTAAGTATTGTTTCATGTATCCTCACTTGAATAGTTTAAGGACTGCCCGTACAAAATCCTTAATGGATTTATGTGTAGTCCACCTGAAATGCTTACGGAAAACGGCATCATCTAAGCCGTAGGGGGTTCCTTCGTCATCGATTACCTTAATATACGTGCGACGACCAACAAATGTTATGAAGTATTCTACAGGGTACGTACACCCCTTAGTAAAGAAATTAATATCCCCTTTTACGTACTTAACTCTTAAGCTGCTATTTATAAATTCCTTCATCACCTACTCCTAACAATCGTAAAGTTCTTGCATTACTAAGATAAACGCTAAGCAATCATTGATACAAGCCAAGGTATGCACTGGGTCAAAGTCCTCTGGCTTGGTGTAGATACAACCTGATAGTGCTGTAAGATGAGAGTACGCATTATGCAGTACAATCAAGTCAATCTCTTGGGATGGCTTATCTTGGATTTCTTTAGCAGACCCTTGTATATCCGATACCTTTAGTAAATCCTCTTTAACTTGTTCTAGGTCAATGCTGTACAGGCTAGCAAAGGAACCTAACGATACGTACGCGCTAGTGTAATTACCGCAATAGGAATCTAAGTCCAAACTTAGTTGGTCGAATGCAAACATCTGTTTAGCTAATGTTACCACTGTATCTCCTAAGCCCACACAAGGTGGGCATTGTTTAAATTAAACTAATAGGTTCCTGAACCCACTCCGAATCATTTCATACTGTAGGTGCAGCAGGCGCAGCTGGGGCTACTGGAGCCGCAGGTGCTTGTGGCGCTACAGGAGCTACGGGAGCCTCTGGAGCTGGAGCAGTTGGGGCTGCTGGTGCTGAGCCTAGATCTGGTACAGAACCTTCCAGTAAAGCTTGTAAAGGTGAGCCGTTGTAATCCACCGCCTTCAAGATACTCTCTTGGATGAAGTTTGAACTTTCGATATACAGAGCATCCCAAGTCTCTTGAGTTGGGTTGTTCCATAAGAACAGCTTCACATCCTTCTCGTCCAGAGCTGGTAACTGAATTGGTTCCCCTGTCTCTGGGTCAAACTTAGGTAAAGCTGATACTGTGTCAACATTCAGTTTGTTGTAGAACTTACCTTTGGTGGTCTTTGATTCCTCTTTGGTAACCTCAACCTTGAATGGTTGCCCTAGTTTCTGAGCCATGTGCTTGATATCACCCTTCTGGTTCATTCGGTCAAACAGTCGTTTGAAGTTAGCCTTCTCACCGTTGCTGTACATCATTGGCATAGGGCGTAAGTAACACACCTCATCACCGTGGTACAGCTTAAAAGCTACCTTAACTTCTAGAGCTGCAGGCTTACCAGTAGGCTTACCTTTCATCATTGGGATTTGTTTACCCAACTCAATGTACTCGATGAAGTGTCCGTAGTACGAACCAGTTTCTAGTACAGTATTACCAGAGCCTCCTCCTGTACCTGTCTGTGTCATATCTACTGGTGCTGTTTCGATTGCTTGGTTAACTAAATCATTTAATTGATTAAGAATATTCATTGTGTTTCCTTGTTTAATGTATTGGTGTTTATTTACTAATATTAACTTCGCACTATGCTAATTTAACTTTCGTATGCCGTCCTAATCTACCATCTAGTACAGTAAACACCTTACCACCGCCACCTAATAGCACGTACTGTGTATCATTAATTTTCACAGCCTCATAACCAGCTGTAGCTATAAAATGCTCCCCAACCTCTAAGGCATCCCATACAACCATATCAGCCTCTGGGTCTTGGTAGGGTTCAATAAAGTCAGGGTACGTTCTCCAACGATTATTAATGCTTCCAGTATTATGCATAGAATCTGTCACTACTCCATCTAACCGTACTTGGACTAAACCTGAATCTGAAATTAGTTCAACTTCCCCAACCCCTTGAACATAAGGTGAGTTAAGCTTCACTACCATACCTACTTTAACATCTTTAATATTCATTGTACTCTCCTAATCTAATCTTGCTCTATACCGTTGTAAGTCTAGCTCAACCCCTAACACACTACTCAGGGAATGTCAACTGCATTATTTGTTGTGCTGCTAAGTCTGGTCTACCATCTACCAGTTGTACATCAAACACTGTGCCACGCTTTAGGTGCTGCTGGTTCAAGTACTTCCTAGAGTCTCCAATGAATGAGCCTCGGCCATTCAGTCGCACCACGATACATTCGTGTTCATCCTGCACTGCTTGCACTTCCTCGTGGAACCCACCATCACTAACAATAACAAACGGGTAGTTATGTGCTTCTCTGGCTAGCACCTCACCAAAGTACCGCTTACCTTTCTGAGGTTTCACAAAGTCCTCACTTATCATAATGAGAGCTTGTCGTGGTGTTAACCCTCCAAAGTAATCACAAGGTGCTTCCTTCTTCTCCCTGTCTGTGCACACATCCACAATAACCTCAATAGGTATGTCATAGAAAGCAGCCAGCTCCTTGTACAGCTCCTCCTTGAACTGTAGTTTCACGTACCCGTACTGTTGAACAATCAAGTCAGCTATAGTGTCTTTACCTGCCCCTGCTGGAGCATTCAGAATGATTACTTTACTCATCAATAAGTATCCCCAATTTACCCAATTCTGTACGTAGTTCTGTGTTAAGACGTTCACGAAGCTGCTGAGTGTTTCTGTATAAAACAGCAGTGCTGTACACAGCTTTCAGTAGCTCCTTGTATTCATGTGGTTTCAATACTTTACTCATTCCTGCCTCAGTTTTGTTTGGCATCCACAGTGACCTAAACCACCTCTCTTACTCTTATTCTTAGCCTGATAATTCAAGGCTTCAAAATGTTTACCACAGTAAGGGCATTCCCAAATACGATACAACCCATACTTAGGATGGCTAGGTTTATCACTTACTCTTATTAGTACTAATCCGTTCATCTTTAGATTTATCTCTATTACACCATCGACCATCTGAATCAAGCAACATTGGGATAATCTGTGGGCAACCATCAGTAATAACTAAACAGCCTAAGATTGGTTTGTGTCGGTGCAGCTTACCGTACGCAAACGCCATGCTCTTACTGTCAATAAGGCAGCCTGTGTGTGCTCCAAAGTACAACGCTGAGGAGCTAGCTGCGTACTGTACATCGAGCTTGCCGTGGAAGTGGCCTATAACTAAGTTAGTCCTCTCGTGTGCTGCATTCAGCATAAGGTCTCCTGATACTTGGTGCTGGAAACGCACAGCACCCATAGGTGTATTCAGTACCCAAGCATCAGCCCACGACCAACCTTGTGCCTTATGCTCAGGGAACAGAATCTCACGGTACTTCTTAATCATCTGGATAGGTAAACCGTGATGCTTAGCTCGACGGAATATTAGAGAGCCGTGGTTTGAGTCGCATACTAGCATGTTAGGGAACAGTTTATGCAACTTCTCTAACCCTACCTTAGCCTTTTCTAATTCAACACCTGCACTATCTAAATTTGGGTCGGCATCATGGAAACTAATAGCGTGACCATCAGTCTCATCACCAATCTGGACTACTGTATCAGGCTTGTACCAGTCACGTACATGCTCTAGGAAGGCATAAGCATCTTGGTGTGTGTACGGCTCATGCAAGTCTCCAATACACAAGATACGTCTACTCATCTCTGGGATGTACGTCTTAGTTCCAATATCATCAGTAGGGGATGGTTGTACAAGTTTACGTTGCTCCTTGAGCTGGTTATTAGCTTTGCTCTGCGAGCCTTTATTATCAATATAAATCTTGCGCCAGTACCTAACCAGCTGACGTGATACTACATGTTCATCATAAGTTAAAGCTCTAGGTGGCTCACTTAAATCCCCACAAACCAAATAACAATTATATGCATAAGCAGCTTTAGCGTTATCTGTGTATTGCTTTAGGATATGTGTGTGTAACTCTTTACTGAATAAATCTTTTAACTTGTACTTAGCCATTACTACCTCATTTAATTAATTTACAATTCTTTCGTTGACTTTACAGGTAAAGTATGCTACCCTCTACCTTACCCCACCTGAGGGATACACTACACCTCCACCAACTCTAAATTTATTCTCCGTACTAATTGAAAATCATCAAAGAAATACACAACTCCTGTTTCTAAACATACATAAGGTGCAGCATCTAAGAATGTTTTTAAATACACATGATCTCCAATTCTAAAAGTCTCACCATTTCTTAGTGTACTTAACTGTACTTCCTGATACCCATCTTTAAAATTAACTTTCATACTATAACCCCTGTGCTTGTTTGATTTGTTGGAACTTCTTAATCATACGTTCTGTACGAGCTTCTGGGACTTCCTTAATCCATACTAACTCTTGGACTTTATCCCCTACTAACTCCCCTGTGGTTGGGTCTAGGTACACCTGATTCATTGTACAGTCAAAGTGACTAATCACCTCTTGGATTGTGCTGTACTTACTACCTAAGATATCTACATCAATACCGTTGATACACGTCTTAACACAGAACCACAAACGCTCATCAAAGTCGTGACCACGTTCTGTATCTCCTCTTTGGTACGCGAACACACAGTACGCGGGGTAGTTGAAACGTCTTAAGTTATCACAGACTGTCTCTGCAATGTGGAAGGCTTCTGCTTCTGTTAGGTTGTAGCCTAGTGGGTACAGTACATCCACATCTTTAGTTGGTATATTGTACAGACAATCCCTAGCCGCACCTCCTGCTACATAACCCACTCTATTTATACCATCTACCACGAGTTGCCCAGTGTATTCTACAATTGAATGCACTTTATTGTTTAATAGATTAAGAAATTTAATATTCATACTCACTCCACATGTGTTTTGTTGTACATACTAGAACCCATCTCTGCTGCTGCTGGAAATGGAACTTCACTGATTATGCCATAATTAGGCCATAACTTAGCAATCCTTAATCGTGCATCCTCCATAATCTTCTTAGTAGCTAGAGCTGCCTCACGTCCTACCTCTGCATTAGCTGCATCTAAGTACGCAGCATCATGCACGTTCGTGATTAAGCAGACCTGACCGTTGTAGAAGTCATTACTAATTAAGTGTCGGATTAGCATACCGAAAGCTACAGCCATGAGGAAGAATGCTTCTCCCTGATTCCAAAAGTTAGCCATCTCAGTATCTTTGTAATCCAAGACCTTCTCTTTACCACGTCCATCTGCACGCTCTTTCCACTGCTCTTTCTGTGTGAAAGTGTACTTAGTACCTGCTGGGCTTTGCCAGTACCCTGTACGGACTAACTTAATACTACCATCATCCATACTCATGCGCTTCAAGTTCCCTTTCTGCATCCCTGACCGTTCTACTACTTCTCGAACCTTCTGTCTGAACCCAATAGTAACTGGGAATAGCTTAGCTTCATTGTCTAAAAAGTCCTGGGCATCCTTCTCTGACACGCCTGTAGCAAATGCAATCCCTTTAGCTGTAGCGCCATACTGCGCCGCGAAGCTAGGAGATTTTATCTTAGTTCTCAATGACTTATAATACTTGTGCTCGGGGTGTGATTCTGTGTGACACTTTTCGTACACGCTTTCATATGGTTCATTCAAAGAGAATGCTAACCGGTAACAGTGCATATCTGTGTCAGCTTGTAGTAGTTCAAGTAGCTTCTTATCCCCAGTGTGAACACAGCTCATCACCACTTCAAGGGCGGAATAATCAACCTCTATGATTTGACCTTGTTCACCGAACCTACTAGTGAACATCTGCTTAACCTTACTAGTTCCATCTCTCGGCAAGTTCTGCTTGGTATTCGACTGGGGTCGTTAATCCCAGCCCGTTCTCTTATGAACTGCTGCATATTCCTATGCAGAGTAGACTATATCATAGCTGGTACTGTAACCCAGCTCTACGCGCTTCCACCCACTTGAGTGTACTCTCTTTCGAGATAGTCGTTACACCTGCCAATGCTTGATGTAGAGCTGCGTGCTCTGCCATGCTAAGCAGTACTAAGTTATCAAATGAGTTATTTAACGGGTTGAAATCACAGTGGTGCACACACATCCCAGCATCTATTTGTGTAAGACCTAATGCTTCACACACTACTACATGGTGTACAAATACATACTTACTGTTTTTACGACCAGTGTACCACTCTGGCTTAAGCATCATCATATAACCTTTGTTATCTGATACCTCACCTTTGTAGTTGTGATGGTTACTCCCAAACACACCTTTCATTGGATTCTTACTACCTAGTTTAGATAATCTGTACGTTTCACTCTTCCTATTCTTCCTGTACTCGGAAGAGTAGTTAGCTTTGACATACTTAAAAACTCGCTTCCAATGGATACCCAAACGCTCAGCAATTTGAGCTTGGGTTAGATATGTATTTTCATATAACTCTTTTATAGTACTCATCTTGTGCCTCCTAAGGCAGATATGATTGGATTGGCTCGGGATTGTCTGGTCTAGAGTTCCCCCGAATTCACGTAGTTTTACAACCTCCAGTTATTAAAGGTTTGGATTAGAACTGCTTAACCTACCTGTAATGGTGGCAGTAGTGTTTAACCTGTGATGAATAATCCCCGAACCATCGGGGCTGGTAGGTATGATGTACTGGAGCATACCTTTAACTTTCTTCACGTTACCCTGTGCATCCAGCTCTTTCCTTAGATAAAAAGTGCCAGTATCCTTCTCTAAGGCTGCTAGTTCAGATACCAACTTACCGAACTCATATCCTTGTTTAGCTAACGCCTCCATAATATCAGTACCTGTACTGTACACTGGAGTTCCGCAAGGTAAACTCAAAGCTGTGACCCACTCTCCTCGCCTACCTTTCTCATCCCAGTACAGCTTCTCTTTGAATATACTAGGTAAGGAGTCAATGCTAACAATACCTTTGAAAGTATAAAATGCATCTGCCCACTTGAGCTTCTCAACGTTTGAATCAACCTTAAATACTTTAGGTTGTCCTTTGTTGCGTCCTGATTTGTACGCCTCAATGCTGTACTGGTACAAGTCTGGGTTTGGGATATCCTCAACTGAGATGTACTGCTTAGTTCCTCCTACATCAACTAAGTAAGCATCAAACTTCTCGTACTTAACTGGGTTGTAAGATACCTTAGTCCGGTACTTCACAGAACCACCAAACACTAAAGCCGACATATGGTACAATGAACCATAGTTAAACTCTAAGTCTGAGGGTAAGTCATCTGGCATGTACTGCTTTAATTCATCCTTGAGTCTTTGAATCTCCTCCTCTTGCTCTGCTTGGTTTGCATCAGCAATAGGTTTGTTCACGTACAACCCGAACCACTCGCAGTAAGCAAAGGCTAGTAAAGCGTCCATCCTCTCCCAGCACATACCCATCATATTTTCTTGTGCTAGGGCTGCTGTCTGACCGTAGAACACTGTGGCTGTGTTAGCAACGTCCCCCTCTTTAGGGTCGGTTAGGTACTTGTGCAACATTAAAGGGTCAATCTCTGAGGTTAACACTCCTTGTTCCCACAAGATTTTAATACCATCAACCTTATGCGAACCCCCGTACTTAGGTGCTGTCTCATCCAGTGATGGGTACAGGCTCTGCTGTGCAGTCGCTAGGTACTCTCCGTGCATTGTGCACCACACCCTACCACCACGTTTAAGGAACCCTTCGAACTCTTGTCTAGCGAACGACAAGAACCACGATATCTCGTACGCTGCGTTGTGACACACAATCAGCCAACAATCATCTGGGATACTCAACCAAGAGCTTGCAGGAGCTGCTAGGAACTCCTCACGGCTGTTAAAACGTATGCTTTGGACTTCCCCCACAGTGTTATCCCTATCTACTCGCCAGCCTGATTCTACGATGTAATTCAGGGGGCAGTACGGACTAGCCTTGCTTCCGTAGTACTCGTGGTTTTCTGTCTCTAAATCACAGAACAGTATACTACTCATTTACTAATGACTCCCATCATTGAATTGACAAGTGGCCCCATTAAATTCAACCTCAAATCTAATGTTTGAAGTCTTACCTGAACGGGCTAGCTTATTCTTAGGTGTACTTATACCACGTAAGTGATAAAACTCAGGGTTGTTTGATGGGTCTAACCTACCCATAAACAAGGCTAAATCTAGTGCACCTTGAACCCCAATCTTTGATTGCTTCATAGCTGTAAGAGGTGGGAACAGCATATCATACCCCTCCTGACTTAGCTGGAAAGTACCTATCCCTATCACGTCGTGCTCACAGCACAACTCACGGAGCATTTGGCATTTACCTTCTAAAGCTTGATGCTCTGAATCGTACACCCCACCCTTAACGTTGCCTAGCATATCTATAATAAGAACTGCTGGTTTAAGTTCCTCTATTAGAGTAGCAATCTGACCCATACCTATGCTATGGGCGTCTTTAATCCGGATACGGTCTAAGGTTCCCACTTTACTTAGGTACTTAGGGGCGAACTCCCCTTTCTGGTGTCGTTCCCGTATCTCCATCAAAGACCAACCTGTTGCAGCTTGGTAGACCCTAGGAACCGTTCTAGATGCTAAGGATTCGTTAACTAGCCACAGTATAGGGCGGTCTCCGTAAGTGTCTGGTGCATCTTTCATTTGTTCAGCGAAATCCACCGCTAAACAAGCCAACAGGGATGTTTTACCAGCATCTACAGGGGCTGCTACTGCTACTAAATCACCCCCACGTAACCCGCGTATGTTATCTCTAGTTTCCTTGAACACACGGAGGTGCAAGCCCCCTTCCTCTGCTGTTTGGTCTAGTATTTCATCAATACTAGAATCCTCCCATGAAGTTAAGCTAGCTTGGGTTCCAGCTACTTGCTTGTACTTCTTTGTAAGGGCTTGAAGTTCACCTAGTAAGTCAACCTCACCACCGTCTTGGTACTTCCTAATCAGGGCTGCTGCCTCTCCTGAGTAAGCTAACTCGGTTAACTCCTCGGCCACAGCCTGAGATGTTGTATCAGGAACCTCTTGAACTTTACGCATTAAAGCCTTAAGTAGTACTAATTGCTCCTGAGTAAGGCTTGTTCCGCGAACTGTTAACAGCGTCTGCATACTCTCAAAGTTAACCGCAGTGTCTTCTGTATATGTTGCGTAGTACAGCCTTAACCAGCTTAAAAGGCTTTGGGTATCCGTGCTCAGCATATCCTTTGGTACTGATTCGCTTAAAGCGTCCCACGTCTTACGCTTACACAGAGCCTTGATGATATTAACATCAGAATTACTCTTGATTTGCATGAACAACCCTCTGCAAAGTAAAACCACCACCACATTTAGGGCAATTGCTGGTAAATGGCAAATGCTTTAATCCACAGCGTTTACACACTAATCTAAACATTATACAAAACCTCCAATAGTTTCTGACAACTTAAATCTTTAGGGTCTAGCCCTTGTTCAGCGTACGTCTTAACCTGAGTGTACACTTTTAAATCTTTCATAATCTGTCTGGTTCCAGTATAACCCGCTGCATCCCCATCCAGCATACACAAGACTGGTACACCTGATTGGGCTATAACAGCCCTTAGTTTAGTGTCTAGCTTAGTACCGAGCAACGACACTGCTAGCACGTTGCCCTCTCCGAACTCTCTTTGGACGTAATCTATCTTGATTGCACTAAGTAAATCCTCAGTTAGTACAATCCTTACTGGGTCTTGAACCTTACCAACTACAGCGAACCCACAACGCCCACCTAACTGCAACCATTTAGGCTGTTGGTACTGATTCAAAGCCCTTGCCATGTACACGGCCGCACTAACCTTGAATAGCACCCGCTTTAGTTCGGCTGAGAACATTGCATCGGGAACCATACTAGGATAGATACCCTTAGTAAGAAGGAATTTGTAAACCGCTTCCTGAACGTACTCAGAGCATTCTGATAGCTTTTTTAAATCAGTGGGTACTTCTGTAACCTTGTGTTGCTGTAAGCCCTCAGTAAGGCTCTGGTACTGCTTAAACTCCTTCAATGAAGTATGGCATCTGAAACAGTACATACTCCATGAATCAGAGTTATTAAAAAGAACAGCCGCCTTAGTAGAACCACAGCACCTGAACCGAGCTGTGGTTCCAACTGGTAACTGTTTGCACTTGTCTAGCCAAGGCTGTTGCATTAGAACCTCACTTTATTTTCACTCGTTTATTATCATAGTGTGATATTTGATGTACACGCCTAAATCGTGATACTGTATCATCGTTCCACCACTCTAAGCATTTGTCCAGTTTAGCCTCCACAATATCTAACGGAAATGGAGCGTACACGCCTAGTACTACATCATGCACTAGTAGCGTATTGTCGACCTCAACCTTATAGAATGCTAACCCTTTAATAATAGCCTGCTTATTCGCCTTACGTTTACGTTTAATCATTGTAGTACTCCTGCATTAGTATGTGTCTAGCTGGGTTAATGAACTTCTCAGCCCGTTTGATGAACTCTGCTTTAGCTTCTGTATAACCAACGCTGAGCATGTACTCACAAAACTTCTTGCCATTAGTAAAGCCAAGCAATCTAAAGGCTTCGTCTGCTGCCTGCATACAAAAGAAATAACCCCCATCCAGCATGAACTGCTTACGCCAAATCCTCCAACGGTAAGGGATTAGCTCATACCCCAGTCCATGGACTTGCTGGATATCATGCAGTGATACACGCTTTGGTTGATTCTCTAGTAAAGAGAAGATATATTCTGCCGTTTCACTAACCCCTAGCAAAACTCACCCCCTTTCTAGCCAAATGACTAAAGTCCCCTTTAGTTGTGTACCGGATACCTTGCTTCTCACTAGTAGCCCTTACATAAGCCCTAGCACGGTCTGCACGGGCTTGTACCGCTTTGTAGTATTCTTCTGTTGGGACAGAATCCCAATTGTTGTGATAGTTCATACCACCCCCTTGTTTCTGTTTAAGTACAACCACTCTAAGTAGTCCATGAGTTCATTCCAATCATTACAAGTCATTTTCAAGATCATCAATATTAATCCCCTCTGAATCAGCATAATCTAAGTACCCACGACGGTAAGCTACTGGGTCTAACTCCTCTAGTATTTCAGAGGGGTAGAAAGCCACCCCACCTATACTGTATTTATCATAATACTCATCTAACATTTCATTATACATTAGTTTTAATTCACTCATAGTAGTAATCATTTTGTATTCCTTCTTTGTTTAATTAAAGTTAGTATCATTCTAGGCACTCCTTAGAATGCCTAGTAGTTACTAACTGCAACTGAGTACACCTTCCTCATTACAGTTGCTAAGGATGTACAGATCTCCATTGGAAGGTCGACGAAATACTACACAAGGCAAATCATCAGATTCAGTAGGCAACCCACTGGGGTCGTAATCACCTTCAAATAGTTCCAGCGCGTCAAACGACTCACCCACTTGAAACCCGTTCATTTTCGCCCACAGTGTAATATTAGTAAAAGTAAATTTAACCATTTTATAAACCCTCATTAAGGTATCAAAATTAATACCATGATACACCCCTCAGGATGTACTTGTTATTAACTTATTAAGTGTTGAGTTAAGATTCTAGTCTCACTGTGACACTTAGCTGTTTTCCACTGTATTAGCCGTGGCAAGGTGCTACCTCATTTCCCTATTCTATCTACCCTCGGGAACACAGCAGGGCAACTTGTTTTCACTGCTAAGAGGTCAAGTTCCTCTTGTGTTTCATTGGTTGCTACTTTAACAACCTAAACTAAGTAAGTCAAGTGTTTTGTTTGTATTTACCGTGATTGCTTAGCTCTGCAAGTGTACTCCTTAGGAGCACTTACTCTAGGTGAGCAATCCACTGTCATTAACTGTCTAATTCTCTTTCTGGCCTCAGAGCCTTCTTTAGTCAAGGCTTCCTGCATTAATCTTTGTCTGTTCTGTTCTAGCTCTTGTGCTTGTTTTGTAGTACAGCCAAAGCGACGTAGCTGTTTTCTTTCAGTTTTAGTCATACATTGTACCTCTTATATTGTATCATGACTTACTTAGTTTAAGTTGTTAAAGAGCGGTACTTCTTATTATTACTACTGTATTTCTAACCCTAGAACTTTCGTATGCCTCTAGGTAGCTACTTGACCTCTGGAAAGCTAGTTAAGTAACTCGCGGTATTGCTTAACTAATGGTGCTTGCCTTTGGTGTTAGTTACTTTAAGATAAGAGCCTGAGCCTGTCAAGCCCTTAGATTTAAGGTAACTAATTAAATATCGTGCTCAATGTCATCTATATCAATCCCTAACGAATCAGCGTAATCTAAGCAACCACAACGAAAAGCTGTTACATCTAATTCCTCTAAGATGGTAGCAGGGTCAAAAGTACAACCTGCAATACTAACCTCTGGATACACCTCATTTAATAGCTCACGGTACGCATTAACCAATTCAGACATAGTTCTAATAGTCATAATGTAACTCCTAGTATTCAGTATTTACTTTGTATGTTCAGGCTTGTGCCCCTTTGATGGAACCTATTAAACACTATTCTAAAACTGGTGTCAACACTTTTATTAAAATAATTTAAAAAGTCGAAAGGGGTAATCACCCCTATCTTAAGATGCTTTGTAAGTACTCTTTGTAATCCCTGTAATGGACTCCATCGGTAGTGGTGCTCTGGATAGGCTCTATCACTGTTACATTCTGGATATCGTTGTAAGCTCCTAGGAACGTCTGTACGCCATTTTTAACTTTAGCCAACTTAGGGTTAGGTTTTACTAAGATAATCCCTCCAAATGGGTTTCTAGCTCGTACAATTAGTACTAACGATTGAAGTTTATCCCTGTAAGCTTCTTTACTGTAACCCCTCCAGTAATCATTAGTACCTACTATAATAAGTACAGTTCCATCTTTAGGGATATCTTTAGTCTTAAGCAGGACTTCCTTAGTTAGCTTATCAATACCTATCCCTGATTCACAATGAACACACTTAGTGTTAGGTACTGAGCTAACCCCTACACTCAAGGAGTCTCCAATGAGTGCTAGCTGATGGGCACTCCCTAGGACTGGATAGAGGATAGCTACTACAAAGATAAGGATTATTAAGAGTGGATTGGTGGTGTGTAGGTGTAGGCTGGGCTGGGAACGGTTTGAGGGTAGCATAGATTTAAGCATTTGTAAACCTTTTTATTTTATGAATCATTTTAAACTTAAGAAATAAGTAAATAATAACTAAGTCAACCTAAGGGCACTCTCTGGAGTGCCTTTTGTTGTTCTTAGTGTAGACTGAACAATACTGATGAATAAGGTATAAAATAGATAAATAAGGATACAACCTAATTTGTAGATAATAATTACATAAGGATACAACATTAGGTATAAACAGATTGAATAAGATAAGTAAGAGAGTCTAAGGACTTAAAGGATTGTATCAATCTAAGAGTCCTAAGGACTCCCTTAGGTAACATAAGGACTAGATAAGGAGTAATTAGGGAGCCTCCGGCTCTCTGTAACCTCTACAACCTACTGTGGATAACTCTGTATTTAATATATAAAACATAAGGATACAGATACTTTTAGTAAGGATGCAAACTAAGTTAAAATATAAGTTAAAACATAAGATAAAATATAAGATAAAACTAAGGATACACAATCAATAAAACCCCTCCTAATGGATACACTAATCCAATCTTAACGACTCTTAAGAGTCTGTAAGGATACACTCAATACACCTAATGGATACACCAAGGACAATGTAAGGCTTTCCCTAGACAAGCCTAGCCTTCCTAGTGTCCTTGAAAAAAGGTAAGTCGGCCCACCTGTAAGCCTCCCTGAGCTCACCAATCCCTAAACCCCTAGGATTGGGTTAGGACACTGTAAGTCCTCTCAGAATGCTTTGTACAGCTTCCTAGGGCTATCCCTCTAGAACCTCCTCAGACGTATTCTGAGAGCTTTACTGCTTAAGTAACCCAATGGCATAGCTTAGGATGGTTCAAGCTAGTACAGGCTTCCTAGGTGGCTTAGTGTGGACTTAGTGTGGACTTAGTGTGGACTTAGTGTGGACTTACACAACAGAGGACACCCCACCCCCACCCCCCTTTGTTTTCCCTAGGATACCCCCCTATGGGGGCACTTGGGCTTGTGAGGGGTGAGG